AAGACCTAAGTAAATTAAATGTTAAGGAAGCCGGCAAGCAAGGTGCGGCGGAAGACTCAGGAGAAGACATTCCGGACCTAGAAGAAGTTGGAGAGCCAATAAAGTCTATTATGGACGCTGAATTCAGACTCTCAAGCGGAGATAGAATATTCGCATTTCACGAAATGGATGAAGAGCCGTTTGAAATATTTAACGTAGGCGATCTCAGTGGATACACATATGATCAACTATTGGCAGTTCCTGCTGAATCGAACGAAGATGATTTTATGTCAGAGGGCGCAGATCCAGGTTGGCGAGTACTTACACCGGTTCAAGGCGTTAATGAAGGTTCGAACTACAGTGATTCAATGACTGACGCTGAGTGGGAACGCGAATATCAACGTGAAAAATCAGAGAAAGAACAGGCACGAAAAGAGATTGAGAAAAATCATGTGAGTCAGTTTAAAACAAAAGAAGAGGCAATCGAATATGCCAACAATAAGTTAAAGACATTTAAAGATTCGAAAATTGGAATTTCGGTATACGCAATGCCGGATGGTGGATTTGACGTGGCATCTACTGCTCGTACAGCCGCAGGACAAAAACGTAGCAAATTAATGTCAGACGCCGGCGGAAAACATTTAGGCACACTCGGTCCTCGATACAAACATAAAATGGCAGAAGGCCAAGACATCTCTGCTACAGTACATGACATCAATATGAAAATGATGAAGTTACTTGATAAGAATAAACAAACTCAAGATCCCAAAGAAAAAAATCAATTAAAATTAGAATTTCAAAAATTAAAAACTGAAAGAAATAGATTGTTGAATATTGATCCAAAAGATACAACAACTGGTGCACTGGACGAAGGCAGCATGTATGGCGACGAAGAAGTAAGTTGGGAAAAAGGTGGTCGTAGAGCACCAACTGGTGCATTTAGAAATCCTGCAGTAGTTAAAACCGACAAATCAATTGGTACTAGAGTTAGTGATATTGGTCCAGGCGGTAAAGAATACAATGTTAAAACTGACAAAGAATGGGACAAACAAAAAGGTGTGGCTGAAGAAGTTGATTTAGGACAATACGCTGCTCGTAAATCAGCACCAGATAATAAAGATAACTCTGAAATTTATAAAATACATAGAGAGAGAATGAAACAATACGGTGATGAACTTGAACAGCGTCAGAAAGAAAAACAGAAAGACGTTAAAGAGGGGATATCTAATTCTAATCAAGATCCTAACTTAGCTAAGGCATATCACATGGGAGTATCGGCATACAAAGCATACAAAAATGATCCCAAAAGAGCTCAGATGGCACAAGACAAGATAGAATCAGAATTCCCACAGTATCTAAAAATGTGGACTACTGGGTATTATGATGGTGAGCGATTTGACAAACAAAGCGTAAAGAAAACAGACGAGAGTCTAGAAAAGTACGTGGACGGGGGCGTGTGTCCCAAATGTGGCGGTGAAATGGTCTCAGAAGAGTTGATTACGGAAAAACAAGATGCTTGTTATCACAAGGTCAAGAGTCGTTACAAAATATGGCCATCAGCTTATGCATCGGGTGCACTAGTGAAATGCAGAAAAGCAGGCGCTGCCAACTGGGGTAACAAGAGCAAAAAATGAGATATCGTGAAATATTAGAAGCTTGTTGGAAAGGGTATCGCAAAGACGGTATGAAAACCATGTTTGGCAAACGATATCCTAATTGTGTTAAGAACAAGAAAAAGTCCAATGAAGGTATAACAGATATTACTGAAGAACAGTTGGAGGAAAATCTTCGTGACTGGTTCGGCAAGGGCAAAGGCGGTGGCGCCGGCGGTGGCGGATGGGACAGATACAATACTCGAGGTGAACGCATTGGCAAATGTGGTGATCGTAAGTCGGGAGAAGGCAAGCCTAAATGTTTGAGTAAGAGTCGTGCTGCTAGCCTACGTGCGTCCGGCGGCAAGAGTGCTATAGCATCAGCAGTGCGTCGAAAACGTTCTAAGGATAAGAATCCTGAACGAACAGGTGCAGCACAAAATGTAGCCAACCGGGTAAAAAAATGAAAATATCTGATATTATTTTAGAGAACGTCAAGACTGTTGAAAAAACAATGAAATCTGCTGTTAAAAAGCCGCTGGGCCCTAAGTTCGGCGGTTACTACGGCGCCACCCAACGTGGTGCTCCTAAGCCAGGTCAAGGCTTTGGCGGCACAGCAGAATCGGTGGGCGTTGAGTTAGACGAAGTTGCTCCTCCAGATCAAGAATCCTGGATCAAGAAAAATAAAGAACGATTCATCAAACAGTATGGTAAAAATAAGGGTACAGAAATATTATATGCTACTGCCTGGAAACGCTCTAAAGCAAACGAAGCGGCAAATTGGGGACAACACGAAGGTCACGTGAGTAAAAACTCAGTTGGTATACCCGAAGGAAAGAGTAACAAGGATAGATATGTTAAAAGATGAAATGAAACAGGTACTCGGTACAACGTTTGCCTACTATATTAAAGCAGCCGGATTTCACTGGAACGTAGAGGGTTCAGATTTTCCACAATATCACAAATTTTTCGGTAAAATTTACGAAGAAGTTTATGGTAGCATTGACAAGATGGCAGAAATTATTCGTCAGCTTGATAGTTATGCACCTGGCAGTATGTCACGATACATGGAACTTAGTGAAATATCAGAACAACCGTTAATACCTAGGGCTGAATTGATGATATCTGAACTGTTACACGATAATGATATTATGATTGGCGTTTTAAATCGTGCATTTGCTGCAGCGGAATCAGAAAATCAGCAGGGTATCATGGATTTCTTGGCTGGCAGAATCGACAGTCATCAAATGTGGGGATGGCAATTACGTAGTACTCTAAAAAGAGCAAGAGCATAAATTATTTTATCTTTAAATAGAGGAAAATCAATGAAGCAAATTCTGGCAGTATTGATATCAGTGGTATCATTAACCGGATGTGTGGTGGCAAATCCTTATTATGTTGCTCCCCCATCAGTATATTATAATTCAGCACCAGTTTATTATAATCCTCCGAGAATTTACTACAATCCAGCACCAGTTTATTATAATCCTCCGAGAATTTACTATCGCCCACAATGTTATATGGTTCCTAAATGGAATAATTATAATCGTAACTATCAAAATGTCAGAGTGTGTAGATAATGAACTATCCAGTTTATCCAGAATTACCAGTTGACAGCGACTGGAAAAAGAATCCTTACGCTCCAACTTAAGAACAACCTTAGGACCGTCACAGTTATCTGTGCCTAAGGCGTCCGGTGCCCTCGACCGTTGAGACAGGATTCGCTACCCTTGTTACATAAACTGAGGGATAAATACTCATATGAAAATTCTAGACTTCAAAATTCACAGTGAAGAGCGTTTAGATGTTCTATTAGCAGATTGCATAGAACTATTATTTCAACGTCAACGAGAAAATCCCGAATATTGGGGATTAGTTTCAGCCGCGCTCATGGACCCCGATGATGTCATAGTATTTGGAGTCAATCACGTTACCAAAGATGGTACAAGAAAACATGCCGAACGAGTGGCCATGGAAAATTATCAAGACAAGTTTGGTCGTATTCCTCCTGGCTGTATTATTGTTACTACCTTGAGTCCCTGTAGTTCAGATGATATGAAAGAAAGATGGGGTGAAAGTTGTACCTTAATGTTAGATCGAAGTCCAATATCAAAAGTGTATGCCGGCTGGGCGGACCCAACTCAGATAGATACAGATCACTATCGCCATAAACGTTTTAGAGTAAAATCAACTAAGAATCCAAAACTAAGAGAACTGTGTAAAAAGATAGGCGAAATAATCATCAGGTAGTCCAAAAACTATTGACTTATTACCCACCTGTAGTACAATAAGTATCTATCTTATTAGGAGTCAATATGTCAGATAACTACAATCCAAACGACCATGATCAAACAATGTTCACCGGTGAGCAAAAACTCAAACTAACTCAACTGATCAATGAAGGTTGTACCGTAATGCACGAAATGGAAACATTAAACGGCGGACTAACAGATACCGTTAAAGCAGTTGCTGAGGAACTCAATATCAAAGCATCAGTGCTAAAGAAAGCTATTAAAGTAGCACACAAAATGGAATTTGGTAAAACTCAAAAAGAACAAGAACTATTAGAAAACATTCTGGTAACAACCGGCAAAACACTTTAATCTATGAGCTATGTTGATGCCATATTAGATCGAGAGCGTGATGCAATTCACGTGGTGGAGCGAGACAAATCTGGAAATAGACAATATCGTCAATATTCTCCTACCTACACTTTTTATTATGAAGACCCACGTGGGAAATTCAGAACTGTGTATGGAGATCCAGTAAGCAGATTTACTACCAAAAAACGTGGTGAATTTCAAAAAGAACTTAGAATGCACAGTGGCAAAAAGACCTATGAAAGTGATGTCAATGTGATTTTTCGGTGCTTGGCAGACAACTACATGGATCATGATAGTCCTGTTCTACATACCTGTTTTTTTGACATTGAAACTGATTTTGACCCAAAGAAGGGATTTGCGCCCACTACCGATCCATTTAACCCAGTTACTGCGATTAGTTTGTATCTAGACTGGTTAGATCAATTAGTTACACTGTGTATTCCCCCAAAAAACATGACCACGGAAGTTGCCAGTGAAATAGTTTCTGAATTTGATAATACATTTATCTTTAATAATGAAACTGATATGTTTAACGCATTTTTTGATTTAATAGAAGATGCTGATATTTTAACTGGATGGAATTCATCAGGATACGATATTCCCTACATGGTCAATAGAGTTACTAGAGTCATGAGTAAAGATGACACTAGACGATTTTGTTTATGGAATCAATTGCCTAAACCCAGAACATATGTAATGTTTGATCAAGAACAACATACTTATGATTTATTGGGTCGAGTTCATATGGACTACCTGGAGTTGTACAAAAAATACAATTACGAACAACGTCACAGTTACAAACTAGATTCTATTGGTGAACTAGAGGTAGGTGAAAATAAGACTCAGTACGAAGGCACACTGGATCAATTATACAACAAAGACTGGCGACGATTCTTAGAATACAATCGTCAAGATACCATGTTGTTATTTAAAATTCACGATAAACTTAAGTTTTTAAATCTAGCGTGTGATATCGCTCATCAGAATACTGTGTTGTTACAAACGGCAATGGGTTCTGTTGCAATGATTGATCAGGCTGTTATTAATGAGGCTCATAGCCGCGGCTTAATAGTTCCAGATAAAATAAGGAGAAATGATGAAAGTGACGAATCGACTGCCGCAGGTGCCTATGTTGCTGTTCCCAAAAGGGGTATTCACGAGTGGATCGGAGCAGTTGACATTAACTCGCTTTACCCGTCGGCAATCCGTGCTGTTAACATGGCCCCAGAAACCATCGTCGGACAAATCAGATCTACTCTTACAGACAAGTACATTGCCGATCGAATAGCCGAAGGTCATTCTTTTTCATCTGCCTGGGACGGACTATTTGCTACCTTAGAATACACGTCAATAATGAATCAAGAACGGGGCACATTATTGATGATAGATTGGGAGCGAGGTGCCAGTGAACAAGCAAGCGCCGCCGAGATATGGAAACTAATCTTTGATAGTAATCAACCTTGGATGTTGAGTGCTAACGGTACTATCTTTACCTATGAACGAGAGGGTATTATTCCTGGTTTATTATCCAGATGGTACAGCGAACGTAAAGATATTCAACGTCAGTTGAAAGAGGCAACTACTTCAGAAGATCGAGAATTCTTAGACAAGCGACAATTAGTCAGAAAAATTTTACTGAACTCGGCATACGGCGCCTTGTTAAATCAAGGTAGCAGATTTTATGATAAAAGAATTGGTCAGTCTACTACGTTGAACGGTAGACAAATCGTTAAGCACATGAGTGCACACCTCAATCAAAATATCACTGGTGAATATGATCACTCTGGCGAAGCTATTGTCTACGGTGATACGGACTCGTGTTATTTCAGTGCATGGCCAATCGTGAGTAAAAATTCAGAAATGCTGAATGAATGGTCTAAAGAAGTGGCTATTCAACTCTACGATGAATTAGGCGATGCTGTAAATAAAAGTTTTCCAGAGTTTATGGAACGGGCGTTTCATTGTCCTAGAAAAAACGGCGAGATAATTAAAGCCGGTCGTGAATTGGTCGCAGATCGTGGAATTTTCATTACTAAAAAACGATACGCTGTCAATATTATTGACAAAGAGGGAAAACGTTTAGACGTTGATGGCAGGCGAGGAATAGTAAAAGCCATGGGTCTTGAATTGAAACGAGCCGATACTCCTAAATATGTTCAAGAGTTTCTGTCAGAAATTTTAGAAGATGTTCTTTTTGGAGTAGGCAAAGATCAGGTGATTGAAAAGATTAGAAATTTCAAACAACAATTAAGCGAACGAAATCCCTGGGAACTCGGCAGTCCAAAAGGCGTAAAAAAATTAACACACTACGAAACACTAAATGACAGGAGCAAAACAGGCAAAGTCAATATGCCAGGTCATGTTCGAGCTAGTCTAAACTGGAATTATTTACGGCGAATGAATGGTGATAATTACAGTATACCAATCATGGATGGAATGAAAGTTGTCGTTTGTAAAGTAAAACCAAACGCTCTTGGAATGACCAGTATTGCATTTCCCACAGATGAACTAAGACTGCCAGATTGGTTTAAAGAATTATCATTTGATACCGAGGACATGATTAGATCCCTAGTTGACGAAAAAGTTGAAAATATGTTGGGTGTTTTGAAGTGGGATCTACGGGAGTATACCAATATTATTAATAATTTCAATGATTTGTTTAGTTTTGGATAAACTCACTATTGATTTATTGTTAAAAAACGAGTACAATATTACTATTACTATGTAAAGGAAAAACATGAAAGATCATTTGCAAGATATTATTTCACATACACTAAATTTAGGAGTTATTGACCTAATCAAGATCGTGGGTACAGATAAAGAAACTGCCGTCTCTGCATTAGCAGAAGATCGTAGCGTAATCATTACTGGAAAATTTAAAAATCCACATGCCGAATTTATCGGTACATTCGGTATGCCTAATCTGGCAAAATTAAAAACTATTCTTGGCTTCGACGAATACGATGAAAATGCCACTATTGCTATGACCAGAGTTACTAAAGACGAAGTAGAAGTTCCATCTTCGGTTCATTTTGAAACCAAGACAGGCGATTTTATTAACGATTATCGACTGATGGCACAAAGTATCGTCGAAGAAAAAATCAAACCAGTAAAGTTCGCCGGCGCCACCTGGAACGTGGAGTTTGAGCCAAAAGTTGCCAGCGTTCAACGTTTGAAAAAACAGGCAACGGCAAATAGTGAAGAAACTACTTTTGTTACTAAAACTGACGGTAACGACTTGAAAATCTTCTTTGGTGATGCAGCCACTCACTCAGGCAATTTTGTATTTGAAAGCGGAGTTCAAGGACAATTACAGCGTCAGTGGGCATGGCCAGTTCGACAGTTTTTGAGTATCATGGACTTGATGGGCGACAAGCGTGTTTACATCTCAGATCAAGGCGCTATGCGTATTACAGTGGATAGCGGTGTTGCAGAATATGAATATTTATTACCAGCACAGCAACGATGATTGACGGAATTACAGGAATAAACGGAGTAAGATCAGTAGGCGGCTGGAATCAGTTGCCCCGCTTTCAAATGAATATGATACCAGATAACACAAATAAACCAAATGATGGCGATGTTAGATACAACGGAGTCACTCAAAAAACCGAGTGTTGGAACAATGGAGCGTGGATACCATTGAGTAGTGGCCATGTTACAGTAGAACTTACTCCGGATGTTACTGAAGTCATTGATTGGGCTAAACAGAAAATGACACAGGACCGTATGATTAAAGAATTGGCAAAGAATCATCCAAGTGTTGCCAGTGCGGTTAATCAATTAGATACTCTTGTGTCATTATTAAAAAATCAAGATGAATCTAAAAAGGATTAAATTCATGTCGATTGAACACGAAATTCGTATTGATATTTCAGACGATAGATGAATCAAGATCCACGAGAAAACGCACTGTACGAAGCCAGAATTAGAAACATCAATTCTGCCGTTTCTGTTTATTGGAAAAACTTTCAATTTGAACATGAACTAAATATTAGAATTGGAATTGAGTTAAAGTTTGTGGAAGATATGGAAATCATGGACGGTTCGAACTTCTCCGATTTTGTTGACTCTATTATCAAACATGTGCTACAATTAAAACTCGTTGATAAAAAAATTATTAACGACCACATCTACAACATGATATCTAGTGTCGAATATTACAGTGACCGTGATATTACTGTTGAACTTGTGAACAGTAGTAACCAAGTACTATTAACAACCTTTTATTTTAACAATCAGCCCGCCAAGGAGAACTAACGTGGCAAAAATCAAGTATCAATCAAATCCTCGTGTCAATCAAATTTTTGATGATTTGGAACGTTTTCGTGTATTCTGTGTCGGATACGGATATCGTTTCGACGAATCCGCACTTTACAACATGAAGAACTACAGTTTTCAACAATACTCAAAATTCACTTCAAACAAAAATTTCAAGGATCAATGGGCAGATGATCTTAGAAAAATGAATAGTTTCTAATCTACTAACGGAGAATCACGGTGGTTTTTAACAAAGTAAAAGAACTCAAAGAACGTGGATTAAAAATCGGAATCACGGCATCTCAGTTCGATTTACTGCACGCCGGACATATTGCTATGTTAAGCGAAGCAAAAAATCACTGTGATTATCTTATTTGTGCACTACAAAATAATGCTAGGTGGGATCGTCCAGAAAAAAACGAGCCAGTTCAGAGCATCGTAGAACGACAGATACAACTATCCGCGGTTAGATACGTAGACGAAGTTGTTATCTACAATACAGAAAAAGATTTGGAAGACATCTTGTTGACATTGCCAATAGATGTTCGTATACTAGGCGTTGAATACATGGAGAAAGAATTTACTGGTCGTGCCATTTGTGAACGACGAGGAATTGAATTGGTATTCAATACTAGAGATCATAGTTTTAGTAGTTCAAGTCTGCGTAAGCGAGTTGCTATGGCAGAACAACAAAAGATACAATAATGAAAGGTAAAATTGGATTTGCTTGTAAGTGGATCGATCGTCCAGATCAGATAAATGGCGTTAGCTCAAAAGATGATGCCAAGCGGTATTCGACAGGAACGACTACATTAGCATGGATGAATCGACAAACTCGTGATGTTGCAGTTGAAAAACTATGGACACTGACTAAGGAAAATATTGAAAGTATTAAACGTCTAGTTACTAGAGTAGGTAATCTAGACCCTGAACTTAGAATGGTTCGCTTGAGTAGTGAGATTCTTCCATTATATACCGAAGATACCTGGAGTTGGTTCTATCAACAATCAGACGTTATTCAATATTGTGAACAAGAATTAGGTAAAGTAGGTGACATTGCTCGTAGAACTGGAACCAGACTTAGTTTTCATCCTGGACAATTTACGGTGCTAGCTAGCGCCAATGATAATATTGTAGAAAAATCAATTGAAGAAATCGAATATCACACAAACTTGGCTAGATGGATGGGTTACGGTCAAACCTTCCAAGACTTCAAAATCAACGTTCACATATCCGGTAAACGTGGCCCGGAAGGCATCAGAATGGTACATGACAGACTATCACCAGAAGCAAGAAACTGCCTTACACTCGAAAACGAAGAAAATAGCTGGGGTTTAGATGATTGTCTCAGTCTTAGTGATATTGTTCCTACTGTTCTTGATGTTCATCATCACTGGTGTCGAGAGGGCGTGTATATGGACCCGAATTCGGATCATGTTCAGCGTATATTGGACAGTTGGCGTGGTGTTCGCCCTACTATGCATTATAGTGTATCTCGTGAAGACATACTGGTAAATCATTGTAGTAAAACATTGCCTGATAGAAATACGCTGATTGAATCTGGATACGGCAAGCAAAAACTACGTGCACACAGTGATTTTTACTGGAATGAATCAACCAATAATTGGGTTCTAGAGTTCAGTGACAAATTCGATATCATGTGCGAGAGCAAGGCAAAAAATCTAGCTAGTTTTAAATTATTTGAACTTAGACAACAACAATAAATATGTCGTATGCCATTAGATAACACGATGTCGCTAATGTATTTTTATCACCGGTGTCAATGGAAATTAGATTTTTTATGGCGCCCCCGCCGCTGTAGTTTAACCAAAAAAATACTGTGGTTAGAACAAGCATATTGTGGCACAGTTATGTGGACTGGTCCAGGTGAACCGGTTTTTGAACATGTATGGCATGATTATGACCAGCACTTAATATGGATACTAAAAAATGTTTGAACGATTAAAACAATTATTTAAAAAAGAAACCGTTGCTCCGGCAAAAGAACCTACTAAACGTTCATCTAAAAAAACACCCAAAGAAATTGCCACAGAGAAAGATGAACCATATATTGCCATACTTCGAGTCGAAGTTGATCCCAATAATATCAACACTGGCGCATTTGAACTGGATTGGAATAGTAAGTTCGCTGCAAATTTGGCACGAGCTGGGTTTCAAAGAAAGCCAGGTGAAAGTGAAGACATAATCGTAGATAGATGGTTTCAAGAGGTTTGCAGAAATATTGCACTGGAAGTATATGAACAGGAAATGGCAGATCCTCAAAAAAGAGAAATGGATGATTTAAGACAAGTTCGGCGCCGAGACATAGGCAACGGTCGTTCAGAAATTAGTTAATTAAGTGACCAACCTTTATGAATTTTTCTATTGCCTTTTATTAAACTGCATAGATTACCATCATTTAAGTTATATTTAACTTTTAGTTCTAATCTAGTGCATATTTCTATATTACCATCAACGTGAATAAATTTATAAATAGTTTTATCGACGTTGGAAGAATTCATTCCAAACTGTAACGATCTTGCTCTCACTCTATTTTCACCGAATGCGGCTTCTTTTTGGCGTTTTATAATTTTATCTCTCATAGAACAATCAGACCACTGACTTAGTGATTTTTCTCTAAGTTTCTTTTTGGTTAAAGGCATGCCCATTGCCAGGGCGGCTTTTGTTTTCCTTAGTTTTTCAGTCTCTGGATCACAGATTATACTCTTGTTGTCCGTTTTGTTTAGATAGTCAGTTCGATATGGAGCCCGAGTTCTTTTTAATACTCGATGTTCCCATTCAACGGATCTTTTTGCGCTATTTTCTCCTATGAATATTTTTCTAATTTGGACAATATCCGGAAGACCATTTTCGACGATATATTTTTTTACATGAGTACTTGATGTGAAATAGGTTGTGAATAAGTCATTTGGATGACAATTTTTTCCGTATCGAACGCCATAATATTTTATATTTGTTTTGGACCACTTAATTAAATAAGTGTATGGTGTATTTTGAGAATAAATATTCACGCTGATGCTCCTGTATAGTATTAGAGTAGTTGGAGATGGCAGTCTCGCGAACTACACTTATTTAGTGACAGGCACTTCACTAAGTATTTTTTCTACTTCTTGTTTTGCCTGTTTCTTTTTCGGCGGAATGTTGTTTTTCATCAGTTCCTTAGTGGCACTGGTATCAACAGCTTCCAAAATTTCTCGTATTTTCATATATGTATTTATCCAAAATTGTTTGACTTTAAATACTAATCACTGTATAATATCTGTATATTATCACAATATTGAGATTAAATAATGAAATACATCATCGTGGACAGTGCCAATCTTTTCTTCAAAGCTCGTCATATCGCCAGTCGGGCATCCTCGTCCGAGGAGATGGTTGCCATGGCTCTACACTTAACACTCAGTGGAGTTCAAAGCATTATTCGTCGATTCATC